CCAGACCCCCCTGCATAAGGTCATTAAATTTACCCCAAGGGGTTGGTACAATAGTTCTTGCTTCTTCTCGGTAACGAGCTTCTGTATCTTTAATATATTCATGTCCTATATTTTTTTCAGCACCTGCCTTTAAAGCATTATCAATTAATCCTCTAATAGATTCAAAATCACCTGAGTTGAGTAAGTCTACTGAGTTAAGAAGTGCTTTTTTAAGTTGTTGGTTTTTACAAAACGATGAAAATTCTTTTTCAACATATTCTAAATCTTCGTTAGATGCTTGGTATGCTTCTCGGAGTTGTTCTTTAATTGAAAGTTGAAGTACTTCATTTTCAACCTTTTTCATTTCTACCTTCAACACCTCCATTGTTGGTGTTGTATGGTATTTTTCATAATAATCTAAGATTTGCCCAATAATCCACTTATGAGCATTATTGTCCCAATATTCTTCACTTAATACATCATGTATATTTTGAAGAAACTCCTTATGTGTAAGGAGTGATGATAATACTTTTATTTGAAATGATGTACCGTATGTCGCAAGAGAATTTAATGTCAAAACCTTAATATATTAATCGTGTGAATGTATCTTTTAACCAAAACTCTGTATTCTTAATGAGATGATTTAATCCATCTTCACTATATAAACTCATAAACTCCAAGATACGTAATTCATTAAGTTGTTCCAAGGGTAATTGTGAAAGATATTCCTTTTCTTCTTCTGATACCATTGGAATTTCTAAATCCATAATTTTTTTAGTGTTTAGAAGCTTATCCCAATCTTGAATTACTCGTGCATATACTACACTTTCCTTGAGTCGTTCCTCACTCAAATCAAATAACCTATCAAATGGCATAGGACCATCTGCTAGTTCAGGAAATCGTTTAAGTACACCCTTTTTACCTAACCCTTTAATACCAGGTACTTTATCAGAAGCATCTCCTAATAATACTTTATAATGAATAAAGTTTTCAGGGACAATACCAAATTTTTGTTTTACAGTAGCAATGTCGTAAAATTCCCTTTCTATTGGACGATAAACCGTAATGTTATCATCTACCAATTGGAGGAAATCCCTGTCACTAGAAACAATATACGACTTTGTATTAAAACGTTTAGCCATATCCTTAGACATATAGGCTATAATGTCATCTGCTTCTACTTTGTCTATTGATACTACTTTAACTGGGAGACATTTTAGGTATTGAATTAGACGAATAATTTGATCTACTTTAGCGTCATTTTCGTCATCAACATTTTCAAAAATATCCCAATTTGTAATTCGGTTTATATTCCTACCTGTTTTGTATTCGGGAAGTAGGTACCTCCTGTTAGTGGAGGCACCCACTCCGTCGAACACGATATATATTGAGGTTGGTTGTATTTGATTTATTAAAGCACCTAAAGAACGGAGAAAGCCAGCTAAACCTCCAATGTGATTACCACTTCCGTTAACAAAATTTAATATAGCAAAGTTTCGTAAAAACAGGTTAAGGCCATCTATAAAAATAACTCTTTCGTGTTGCCCAGGTTTAGTTGAACTTTCCCCTTGCTCAAGGTTATTGAGCATCTTTAGATAATCTTTCTTAATCATTATTCAGGTTCTTTTTCGAATGAAGTAATGTCTTGTACTTCTTGATCTTCTTCCATGATATCAAAATCAATACCTCCTAAAATATCTCTCCAAGCTTCTGCATGAGCATCTTTATAGGTTTTAATTTCTTTATCATTATCATTAATAAACCCATGAGGTGTCATAACGATTTTACCTCTGGTAGTAACTCCATTGATGTGGTTTTTATCAATCTGAACATTAGTGCGTTTAGCAAATTCTACCTGCTTACCATCTTTAATTGCTTTAATTTTAGATGTACCCGCAGACATTACATTCCCAAATGTTACTACAAATGTAGAATCAAACCACATAGCGTATCCACCTTTATTCATCAACTTGGGTTGTCCCATAGGTGATTCTGCTTTAAGTGTCCATACTTTATTAATACAAACAAGTGTATTAGTATATGGGCTACTTTCTTTACGTGAAAGAACAATACGCTGGTTTACGTTATTACCAAATTGAGTAGACATTGCACCAGCATTCCATTCATTATTGTTTTTATTTGATTTAAGTGACATTTCGCATGGTACTGAACCAATTGAATCCCACAAGAACAGTAAGTCGTAAGGTAGGTTACCTTTCTTTTGTTCATCAATCAAATCTAAAATAAACGCTGCTACGTCTTCAATCGAATTAATAGTTTCTCTATCTACATAAATAAAGTTACCATTATAGTCCGTAATTTCACCTGTCTCTTCATCAACTATTTCATTGATTTCAAGACCCATCATTTTAGCATGTTCCCAACTCCATTTCATCTCTGTGATAATAAACACAGGGAGAATACCCCTTTTCTGACCGGAGACAGCCGCCTCAATTAAGGCGGTTGTCTTACCGGTATCAGAATGGCCTCTTAACAAAACAATATGTCCTGCAGGTATGCCAGGGATTGAAGTTACATCCTGGAATGCTTGGGAAAGTGGAATCCATTGTTGGGGCTTAAACTTAGCATTAGCATTAAGCATTTTTTTCTCCTTAAACTTAGACAAATCAAAATTTGCCTTAAGTTCCTTAGAGACAGCCTCCGTTAATGATGCTTTCTTTCCTCTAGGCATTAGCTAAACAATTCATCGAATTTATCAACCTTGCTCTCTTTTTGGGGAGTCTTAAGAGCGTAATTGTTTTGGGACTCCCCTTTATCAAAAGGGAGATCGTCGCTTTCTTCTTCTTGAGTATCTTCAGGAGTCAAGAACTTCTGAAGGTTGTCTTTCATTTCTTCAAATGAATAACGCTTAAATACTTCAAGTGGGTTAGCTTGTTCATCCAACCACTTTTGGATTTGATCAGCTTCACCAAGTGGTGTTTGCTTAGTCTTAACACGTACAGAAGACTTATTATAAGAAGTTCCCGTAATTTCAGGACCAACTGTGTCTACTGTAATGTCACGTCCCTGATGGATGTCAGTGTAATCACCAATATCATCATCATCAGCAAGTGAAAGGAATTCGAGGTAAGTATTCTTACCAAATTGCCAAAGTTTAACACCTTGGTCCTCTTCACCACGCACAATTACAGGAACAAACACTCGCATCTTAGGATCGAGCTGCTTTGCCAAACGCCAATTTTCCTTATCACTAGTTGTACGAAGTTGCTTCGCAAACTCAGCAATTGGATCTTTTTCACCATAATTAATAGGTGAAATCATTGTGCGCTCACCAATTCCATAGTGGAAATACACTTCTGTAAAAGGGTTAGCTTTGTTAAACTTATTGGGAACGATACGAATCACCTGTTTCCCAACACTCGGTTTCCAAAACAAGCTAGTGCTGTTTTGATTTCCTCCTTTGTTTGTTTGCTGCAAGGAGTTCAGCTTACTACGAATAGCGTTTAAATCCATAATGTAACTAATTTAAAAATAAAACTTTTTGATAAATATAAGAACCCTATCTCAGGATCCCAAATTAAAGCTCAAGAATCTGATGAATCTTTGTCTTTAATTGTTTCAATTCATTGTGCTGGGTAAGTAAAATAGTGTTACGGTAGTGTTGCCAGTTAACTTTGTATCTTACATCAACTACTCCACCATTCAGCAGTTTTATAAGCTCGTTAAGAGCATTTATAGTGTATAATGTGTTTGATTCTTTTTTTCTATGAACTAAAATAGTATTGGGTAAAATCTCCTCTACGCTTGACGGCTCTACGTTGTAAGTACAAACGTACTCATCACTACTTTTTATATATAAAACAAATATTTTTTTATAGAGTATATCGTAGCTAGACTTTACCTCTACCAGCGTTCTCTCCAAATCTCCCAAAGAAGTAAAGGTACAAAATAGCTTATTTTTCATGTGCTAGGTTTGGATATAAATATTACACTTTCTCTAAAGCGTTATAGTTATGTCCCACCTCTACTTTAGTATTAAAGTTATATCCCTTAAAAATATCTATTATTAATTCAACTACATCTCGTTCACCTTTATCTACATCTAATAAAAATGAATCGTAAGTGTAGTGTATAATCCTAGTTTTACTGTTTTTAAGTATACGGATTATCTTCTCTAGAATAAGTACATTATAATACGTTTCTGTATTTTGAAGTATGTAATTAAATAACTTCTGTTTTTTCATATCTGTTTTAAAAATGTATCCAGACTTACAAACGTGTTCTTCCTTACTACTTATATCATCTATATATTTTTCCACTCGTTTAAAGAATTCTAGTTCTTTATACTCCTTAAATACTCCTCCATATAATTGTTTAAACGTAAGCTCCTTAGCTTTCTTATAATCTACTCCGTACATATCAGCAAATGCTTGGTGTATGTCTTCATGCTTAAATTCATAATCTACAAGTTGAGCAGCCAAAGTAGGATGATAAGCGCTAATATCAATCTCCATTAGAAAATCATTATCGGGAATAAACGCTTCTCTACAACCCGATTTTTTATCTAAAGCAGCATAATTAATTCCCCCAAATGAGTTTGAAGGTCTCGTAGTAGTTGTTTTTAAATTAAATTGCGAGTAAGTCCAATCTCGTTCTACCCCAAAGTGTTTCTCAAATAACTTAGGATCTACTTTAAGTCCCTCCGATTCAATCCAATAAAACACATTTGTAGCTCTGTTATTATAGAACTCAAAGTGTAGTGGTTTTTCCATAGTAAACACATGTTTAACAGCGTTGTATATCGTTTCACAACGTTCATAATGCTTTACAATTGGAATGATGCTGCCTATATTGGCTATTTGGGGGTATTTCCTATAGAAAAAATCATAACAAGGGAATTGGTCTGGTATATCTGTAGGGGATATGAAGTGTATGTCGCTAAGCTGTTTTAAAGGTGCTATATGTAAAAATTCCTTCCTATCTCTCACAAATATCTCATCAAATTCTCCTATTAAATTTAATACTTCATCTAGTTCACAACTTGTTGCTTCACTATGGTTTATATTAATAATAAAGCCTTTTCTATAGTTAATTTCCCTAATATAGAATCCTACTATTCCCCTTAAGTGGGGGTGTATGTTATCATTAGAAAAAAGAGGCTCAATGAATACTTTCTTGAACTTCTTTTCCCTAAATTCTTGTAATTGTTCTTTATTTTA